AAATGTATTAGCACCAGTATCATTTCTACCAAAATAGGCAGATTCATTTACCAATCCATTTAAACCAGTTGCTGTTTGTGACGGTGCAACAGCAATAGATGTGCTTGACAACGAAAGAGGAATTGTTGGTGCTCCTCCTGATGTTCTTGTTTGAAATGTCATTGTTCCACTTGTTGTGACATTGGATAAATCCATTACGGTTCCCGTCTGTTGCAATCTTGTATAATTTGCAGGAGTCGCACTTTCTGTTATACGCGTTTGGTCGTATAAATGCGTATGTGTTTCATTACATTCAATACGCTGTTTTGTTGCACCAGTTCCATCTAGTGTTCGAATAAAGACCGATTCTGAATTAACAGTTGGTTTAATTTGCAGACCTTGTGCCGGTATATAATCTAACAACGAATTTCCAATGGTGATGTTGTCAGTGAATGATGTCGTTTGTGCTATACTTATTGCTGTATCTTGTCTTGCTAAATATTTAGCATCTGCTTCTGCAAGTGTAATCATCGCATTCAAAGGTATTAAGAATTCTTGTGCGTTGAAAATTGGTAGTTGTTCTTCTGGTGGTGGATACGATGCCATTTAATTTAAGCACACATTTTAATTTTAATATAATGTATAATATAACTACCAATGTCAGTTTGTAATATGTATGAACGTATGCCAAAATCACTTCTTCGAACTGCAGATAATCCAAACTTCAATCTCCACGGTATTAAATTACCTGCACGTATATGTGTATCTGCGCCATCAGGTTCAGGTAAATCCAATATGGTTGTTAATTTTATTTCATTATGCTCTCAAGGTAAAGGGACATTTAGTAAAATTCATATTGTAACAAAAGACGCAGATGAGGCACTTTACAATTTTCTTAAATTAAAGAATCCCGCTATTCAAATAACAGAAGGATTGCATACGCTTCCACCTTTAAATAAGTTCGATAAAGACGAACAGTCGTTAGTTGTAATTGATGACCTATGTCTTGCAAAAGACCAGTCAAGCGTGTTAGATTATTTTATAAGGTGTCGGAAATCAGGCGTAACTGTAATGTATTTATCACAATCATATTTTAAGATTCCACTAATTGTAAGACAAAATTCGAACTACCTTGTTGTGCTTGGCATTGGTAATAAAAGAAGTATCTCTATGATGTTAAACGAAGTCGCAATAGGTGCATCAAAAGAACAACTAATGGGAATGTTTCAAGAAGCAACTCGTGAAAAACTTCACTTCTTACTAGTATGTATTGAAGAGACAAATCCATTACTAAAATTTAGGATTGATTTTAATGAAGCATTAGACCCCGCTGATTTCGGTAAAGATACTTAAAAGGGTTTAGAGAATTGTCTTATAGTATTTTATAGAATGCCAAAACTATCGATGAACTATGCGAATGCAGTTATTTATAAAATAGTGTGTAATGATTTAACAATTACAGACTGTTATGTGGGTTCAACAACTAACTTTACTAAACGAAAATGTAGACATAAAAATAACTGCGAACATAATGTCATTACCAAAGTTTATCAAGTTATTATAGCGAATGGGGATTGGAATAATTGGTCTATGATTTTGGTAGAAGAGTTTCCTACAACATCGAAACTTTTGTTAGAACAACGTGAGCGATACTGGATTGAAACATTAGGTTCTACTTTAAACTGCATTGTTCCTACAAGAACTCATAAAGAGTGGAGAGATACTCACAAAGAACACGTATCAGCACATCATAAGCAGTATGAACTCGACAACAAAGATAAAATTAGAGAACGTAAAGCACAATACTACCAAGACAATGTAGAGCAAAAATTGCAATACTACCAAGACAACAAAGATAAAATTAAAGAACGAGCTGACAAACACTATCAAGAGACTAAAAAATGTATTACGTGTGAGTGTGGTTGCATTGTTTTAGATTGTTGTCTTATAAAACACCAAAAAACAGACAAGCACGTTAAATTATTAAAATTAAAATATCCAGTATAATTAAGAAACAAATGACAACCGAATATAAAGTGCAATACATAATGTTTGATAAAACGAAGATTAACATACCAGACGCTTACGAGTGGTTAATAAAGAACAAATATAAAATCAGTAAGGTAGATGAAACAGCAACTCATTTTAGATTCCGCCAATATGAAATATCCTACCTAACTATTATCGGTTATACCGTCTATAAAACCATTCTTGTTGACGACATAATTACAATGGTTGTTGCTTATCCCTATAATAAAAGCAAAATTAAAACCGCAATTGAATAATTTAAACCAACCTTGGAGACCAGTACGTAAAGTATATAATTATTATAATGGTTTGTTGCTAATTGAACCACAATGCTCTTTGCAGTGAATTTGTTCCATAACCAATCGACAAACCGGTTTCACAAGTGACGCGAAACCCAGTCTGACGTAATGCGACTCCATTTGGTAATCGTGTTGATTTTTTTAACCATTCCGTTGTCACACAAAAAGTCAATTGCCTTACCAATAATATGCTTGTCATCTTGCGACAATTCAAAAATATGGTTGAAAATATCAAGTGCAAGTGCTTTCTTGTCGGTTTTGATTTCTACACTATTCTCAATACAAGTGCATAGAAATATCAACAATTGATTATCAAACTTTAGGTTTTCGTATTGGTCGATTTCTTGAACTTTTTTGATAATCGAATCTCGCAAATTCTTCTTATGAGATGCTACTTGCAAAGAATGCTTGGGTTTAACGAACGAGAGGTTAATTGCCATTATAACATACGTCTATATAAAAACTCCTTAAGGGCAATATTTGTTATTACTAATGCTAACAAATATTTAATATTGTAATATTATAAAATGAATTATGTTATTGCAATCCCCACTTATAAAAGATACGGTATTAAAACCCTTGAATACCTTAACCGTCAGTCTGTCCCTGTTGGACTCATAACCATATTTGTTGCCAATGAGTCTGAATATGATTTGTATTACGAACAATGGGGTTCTACTTATGCCATTGTAATTGGTGTAATTGGCATTGGACCGCAACGCAACTTTATAACATCGTTCTACCCTGAAGGAACTTACATTGTGTCAATGGATGATGACATCCGCGATTTGTACCATATGAAAGGCGGTGGGTTTAATGTATGGATTCAAGAATGCTTATCTTATATGGTCTTCTCAAACATTGGTCTGCTCGGTCTGAATCCTACCAGCAACGTATATTGGCGTTCTATTTCAAAAGCACCCACCTTCCAATCTGGTAGATATTTGGCGGTCGGTGTTTTTCACATTTACCGAATAAAATCGTGTATCCCCCCTTTGGAATTTAATTTCATCGAAGACTATGAACGGAGCATTAAATATCTCCGCTTGGACGGTGCTGTGGGAAGATACAACGGGGTTGTGCTAAAACATACGGGGTGGTCGAATGGCGGACTCAAAGAGGCAAGAACCAAAGATGCATATTGCAAGGCAGTCACCGAATTTGCTTCTTTATATTCAAATGATGTTTATTTAAATACCAAGTGCATTCGTTCATTGTCAAATGAATTGATGCCAAACGTCCGCATCAGAAGAACACCAATGAATACTTGTCTCCCTTAAGGTCGTTTGTGTTCCAATGCTCTTTTTCTGCACCATTGAATATTAATGGCGTGTAATAGGTGTGCTGTTTAACACCCTCTATAATTAAGTCTGCTCCTGTATATTCGCCAAATGAAATGATGCACGATAGGGTTTGGTTGTTTGTATCTTTATGAGGCGGGCAAATGACATTGTGGTTTATGTGGCAACTCTTCCATTTAAAGGGGACTATGATGTCTCCCAGTCTTTTAACCTCGTTCCACAATTCGGGGTATTTCATCGAATAATAAGATAGTCCCGTTATGCCATTAAAACGCCCTCTTGTCTCCCCCATTGTCATTGAACGATGACCCAGTGCAAAACCACGGCGATTATTAGTTGTTGTCTTACGAGGGATTGTAATCCCCTTTAAGAGTTCCTCAATATGTTTTAATTCTTTTTGCATTTGTTAGTTTGTTAGATTATTATAATATTGATAAATATAAATGACAGACATATCTAACAATCTAACAAAGAATGAAACTGGTTATGAACTTGGCGGTGAAATGTATTTATTCCATCAAACGCCCACTTTGCTAGGTAAGGACTTAATGCAGTTTGTTCCACTTGTTGCAGGGGATACTTGCTACGAACCATTTGCGGGTGAAGGTGCCTTTTATAATGCCTTCCCATCTTTTGTTAGTTCCGAATGGTGTGAAATAACTCAAGGTAAGGATTACAAGGATTACAAGGGGTCTTATGACTGGGTTATAACCAACCCACCATTCCGTATGCCAAATGAAAAAGGTGTCCTTAAGAATGCCATCTATCCCCTGCTACTCGAATTCGCAAAAACGGCCAAAAAAGGAATCGCATTCTTGGTATCCGATTACGGTTTTAATTCACTTACGCCTGTTAGAATCGCCAAGATGAGAAGTTTGGGGTTCTACCTTCATTCGCTTACCACGTGTGCTGTGAAAGAATGGAGAGGTCGATATTATTTTTTAGTTTGGACTAAAATACCTTCTTCTTTTTTAACTTGTTTGACAACTACATATTCTAACAAATCTAACAAATCTATCGGGCAAAGCCCGACGTTCGGCAAAGCCGAATAACAAATAAGTCTTTTTTAGTGCTTTCAATTTTATTCAGTGCTTGAAATAAAATTGAAATGGAATTGTCTTATCATAATAGGTCTCATTAGTTCAAATAAATATAACAAATTATAACCTCGTTCAAAATGAATACCACCATTGAAATCGCAATCCATTTGATGCACTCTGCATTGGTTCGCAAATACCAACAGGTATATAACGAACCTTATGAACCTGAAGACAAAGACTACACCATGGAGAACGATGTCCTTATAGAAGACGATGATTCTGGATTCTGTTTTCAATGCAACTGCTGGGAACCAATAGGTAAATTCTATGATGGAAAAATGCACTCACAACCTTGTAAGGGTTGTTTTATTGAAGATGAAGATGACAAAGACAAAGTTGAAACAGAGAATCAAGAATTGGGTAGAACCATCAAAATGAATAATACTCGTATCGAAGAACTTAAAGAGCAGGACCGCCGTAGAGACGAAGAGGTTGCAAGATTGGTGGGACTATTGACCGAAGAGGATTTCTTGAAACGATTTAAAATCATCGAAGAGGTGTGCCCTTTGAAGGAGTTATTGACAAAGTTCGAAAAGGGGGTTGTAATGGCGTGTATTGACAACAACATTACAAAAAAAAATGCATTGCACGTGATGGAGGTAAAATATCCAAGAATATTCGGGATTGTATCTAATAACTGGGACTATTATTATAATATGTATTTGAAAACGAAGAATTAAACATAAAAACTGGGATTCGTCCCTCTTTTTTATTATTC